ATGAAACATATTGAAAAAGATAATTTAATTACAGATTCTATTTATGTAGATGAAAATAAAATTATTCAAGAACGAAGTATAGACGCAGCACCTATTATAGAAAGTAATAAAAAATTATATACTCATAATGATGGTTATTCTAAAAGCAGAGAATTAAAAAGAGTAGCTTCTATTCCTACTATTGTTTTAGAAATTTGGTCAAAAGAATATCACAAAGATAATAACAAAGGTAATTGGTTTGCATTACCTAAAGAAGTTCAGCAAAAAATATTAAAACAAAAATTAAACAGTTCAGAGTTTCAATACTTTAGAACAGCACCAGGTAAAATTTAATGGCACTTACTTCCTATTCAGAATTAAAATCTTCTGTAGCTAATTGGCTCAACAGATCAGATTTAACCACAGAAATTCAAGACGACTTTATTAAGCTTACAGAAGCGGATATTAATTCTAAATTAAGAATAAGATCCATGATCGCACAAGCTAGTATTACTATTGATGCAGAAACGGAAAACTTACCTGCTGGATTTTTGCAAATAAGAGATTTTTATATTCTATCAGGTGCAACTAAAATACCTTTACGATATGTAACTCCTTCACAAATGGATCAGCTCAGAGGAACTTCCGTTACTGGATGCCCTACCGCATATACTATTTTAGGAGATACTTTAAGATTTATGCCAAAACCAGATGCTTCTTATTCTGGTATTTTAAATTATTACAAAACCTTTGACGCACTATCAGATAGCAATACTTCCAATTTTATTTTATCAAGCCACCCTGCTATTTATTTGTATGGATCTTTATTTCATGCCAGTAATTTTTTAGGAGGCATAGATCCAAAGCAAGTATCAGTATGGCAAAGTATGTATGGAACTGCATTAGAACGATTAGAATTAAATGATAGAGAAGATCAGTTTTCTGGTTCTCCTTTACAAATAAGATCAGAAGATACAGTAGCAGCACCTTTTTCAGCTAGTTATAGCTCTACTACAACTTCATCTTAATTATTATGCAATTACCTTTTGGAGAATGGCTACCAGATCAGCCAGAACATAACAATCCTGGAGCAACCATAGCAACTAATGTGTATCATGCACAGTCTAGTTATAAGCCAGTCAAAGGATTAGTAGCTTACAGTGGAACATCCAATGTAACACAAAATGCAAAAGGTGCAGGATCGTTTAGAGATAATACCAATACAGTTTTTACTTTTGTCGCAACCAAAGAAACAATTTATAAATTAACTTCAGGAACTTTTTCCGAAATTGGTGCAAGAAATGTTTTATTAGCAACAGCAAAAGCATCATGCACAATCACAGTTTCAGATTATGCTAATATTGGTGCTTCTAAAACTATTACATTAAAAAAAAATGACAATTCAACTGTTGTATTTACCTCCACTACAGGAACAGCATCAGGTACACAATTTAAAGTAGAAACTAATAATAATACTACAGCAACAAATTTAAAAACTGCTATCAATGCTCATGCTGATTTTACAGCAACAGTAGCAGATGCAGTAGTTACAGTAACTAGAGCAGCCATTGGAAATGAAAATTTAATCAATGTATCTTCAGACACCGCAAGATTAACAACTACTAATTTTTATGGTGGAACTCCTTTAACAGGTTCGGATATAGATTACATTACATTTACACAGTTTGGACAATATATAATTGCCAGTAATGGAGTAGATGATCCGCAATATTACTTAATGGGAACTTCTTCTGTATTTGTAAATTTATCTAGTATATCTTCTAGCGGTACACCACCAGTATTTAAAGTTTCAGGTGTTGTGAGAGATTTTTTAATTTCTGGAAATATAGCTGGTTCAAAAAACAGAGTTCAGTGGTCAGGCATCAATGACATATCTGTTTGGCAGCCAGGTTCTAAATCTTCTGACTTACAAGACTTACCTGGATCTGGTGGAGAAGTAGTAGCCATCACATCTGGAGAAATTGGTTATATTTTTAGACAAGACCAAATTACTAGATTAGATTTTGTTGGAGGTGCAACTGTATTTAGATTTTCAGTAATCTCTCCTAATAGAGGAGCTGTCTATGGACAAACAGTTTGTCAAGATAATAGACAAGTATTCTTTTATGCTTCCGATGGATTTTATCAAATTAATGGAGATCAAATTCTTCCGATTGGAGCAGAAAAAGTAAATAGATTTTTTGACAACGATTTAAACAAAGCTTTTACAGATAGAATTACAGCAGCAGTAGATCCTTTTAATCAATTAGCTATTTGGTTATACCCAAGTAAAAACAATCCTAATACCACAGGACTTTGTGATCGTTTATTAATTTATAATTATGTAACACAAAAATGGTCGGTTGCAGAAATTCAAGCATCACAAATATTTAAACAATTTGTGGTTGCGAATACAGTGGAGTTGATGGATATTATATCTGAAAACTTAGACGAAATTAACATTTCTTTAGACACTCCTTTTTGGACAGGTGGTCATTTATACTTAGGTGCAATAGACGCAAACTTTAAAGCAGCTATTTTTTCAGGTCAAACTTTAGAAGCAGAACTAGAAACTTCTGAAAGAGAACCTATTCCTGGATCAATATCTAATATTACTGGAATAAGACCTATTGTAGATGCTCCTGCAACTGTAACCATTAAAACAAGAAACAGATTGGCAGACACACCTACTGAAAGTTCTATTTCTTCTATGAACTCTACCGGTTTAAATCCAGTACGACAATCTGGAAGATATTTTAGAGCTAATATAAAAATTCCAGCAGAAACTATTTGGACTCATGCTCAAGGCATAGATTTGATTGTAGCTCCTGGAGGAAAACGATGAGTGATATAATAGATATAGATAATGTTCGTTACTCAATTGAAACACAAGAATTTTTTCAAAGACAAATTGAAGAAGCAGTAAATACCTTAATTAACAAAAACAATACAGAATCCAACAAAGAATTTAGTTGGTTCATGGGAGATTAAACATGGCAGGAATAAAAGATTATTCAACCACTCAAGCAGACAACACTACACTAAATGGAATTGATACAGCAGAAGGAATGTTACCTTCTAATCTGAACAATGCCATTAGAGCTTTGATGAAAAATACCAGAGAATGGTACAATGATTCACAGTGGGTAGAGTATGGAGATGGAGATGCAGCTTTTACAGCAGCTTATGCTAGTGGTACTTCATTTACAATTGCTGGTGTTAATGTTACAGCAATTTATCATGCAGGTAGAAGAATTAAATTAACAGCTTCTACTCCTGGAACAATTTATGGAACTATATCTAGTACATCTTTTTCTACAAACACTACTGTAAATGTAACTTGGGATTCAGGTTCATTATCTAGTGAAGCTATTACAAATGTTTATATTGGTGCTTTGTCTAAAACAAATAGTTCTATACCAACTGGTATTGTTGGAACTACTACATTAGCAGATGGATCTGTTACGACTGCTAAACTGGCAGATGATGCAGTTACAGTTGCTAAAATGGCAATTAATTCTATTGACTCTGACCAATATGTAGATGGCTCAATAGACACAGCCCATATAGCCTCTGCACAAGTAACTTCAGATAAAATTGCAACCAGTGCTGTTACTACAGCTAAACTAAATGCTGATGCTATAACAGGTGCAAAAATAGCAGACGATCAAATTGATAGTGAGCATTATGTAGATGGTTCAATAGATACTGCACATATTGCAGACTCACAAATTACAGTTGCTAAGATGGCTGCTAACTCCGTAGACTCAGATCAATATGTTGATGGATCAATTGATACAGCACACATAGCTGATTCTCAAATCACTTCTGCAAAAATAACAGACGGAACAATTGTTAATGCAGATGTTAATGCAAGTGCAGCAATAGATGCAACTAAAATTGCAGATGGATCTGTTACAAGTGCAGAATTTCAATACATTAATACTTTATCATCTAATGCACAAACACAAATAAATGCTAAAGCTGCAACAACATATGTTGATAATGCAGTTGCTGGATTAAGAACTAGAATTATTGCGGAATGTGCTTCAACTGCTAATATAAATTTATCAAATGGTTTAGAAGCTGGAGATGCAATAGATGGTGTAACTCTTGTAGCTGGAGATAGAGTTTTAGTTAAAAATCAAAGTACAGCAACTGAAAATGGTTTATATCTTGCGGTAGGATCTGGTGCAGGAGCAGCATCAAGAGATCCAGAACATAATACTATTGCAGAATTATCTGGTGGTATGGTTGTGGTTAATCAAGGTACTGCAAATGATAATAAAATATTTTTATGTACGACAGACACTGATGCAACCTTAGGATCTACCAGCATTACCTACACAACTATAACTCCACAAAATGTTGGAACAGTAACTTCTATAACTGCTGGTACTGGTTTATCTGGTGGAGCAATTACATCTTCTGGTACAATAGCAATTGATACAGCAACAACTGTTGATAAAGCAACTGCACAAACTCTTACCAACAAAACTTTAACTGCACCAAAAATAAATGAGAATGTAGCACTAACTTCTACTGCAACAGAACTGAACCTATTAGATAATGTTAGTGGATTGGTTCAAGCTGATTTTACTAAACTTGCAGCAGTTACTTCTACTGCGACTGAACTTAATTTACTTGATGGAGTATCTGGATTAGTACAAGCAGACTTAACTAAACTTGCTGCAATAGATTCTACTGCGGCAGAATTAAATTATTCTGATCTTGCAACATTAGGTACAACTGCTGCTTCAAAAGTATTTACAGCAGATGCTAACAATTTAACAAAAGTATCTGGTGCTGTACTCAATACAGAAGATACATTAACAGACGCAGCAACTATTGTATGGAATGTTATTAATTCACCAGTTGCAAAAGTAACTTTAGGAGCTTCAAGAACTTTAGCTGCTCCATCTGGTACTACACCTGCTGCTGGTCAATTTGCATCCTTACTTATTATTCAAGATGGAACTGGTAGTAGAACTATTACTTGGAACGCAGTTTATGAATTTGCAGCAGATACTGCACCAACCTTAACAGCAACAGCTAATCTTGGAGATGTATTTACCTTTAGATACAATGGAGCAAAGTGGCTTGAGGTGGGAAGAAATTTAGCATTAACTTTATCATAGGAATATTATGTACGCATTAGTCATAGACGGATCAATATCAAGATACTTTAATTACCCTAAAGGATTTACTCTAGGAGATTTACAATATCCAGCAGACATATTTACCAAATGGTCTGTTGAAGAAAAAACAGCGATTGGTTTATATGAAGTTACTTTTGATAATTCTAATAAATTAGATGAAGCATTTTATATTAACACCAATCAAACTTTTACCTATGATGCAGATGCAGGAACTGTAACCGCAGCTTATGGAACAGCTACCGCTAAAGCATTAGCAGATACGACTTGGTCGCAAGATGATGAAGATGCTGGAGATTTACCAGATGACAAATCAGTTGGCGATGTAAAAACTACAGGTTTAAAAACAAATCACAAAAACCATTTTAATGAACAAGCAGCTAGTCTGTTAGCTACAACAGATTGGTATGTAACTAAAGCAACCGAAGTTTCAGATTATTCAGTACCTAGTGCTGTTACTACTTACAGAGCAGCAGTTAGAACTAAAGTCAATGCAATGGAAACTGCAATAGATAATTGTGCTAATGTAAATGCTCTTATAACTTTACTTACCTACACA